CCGTTGATCTTGACCTGGGTGACGGGTTCGGGGATCTGGAGCGTGGCCTGGTCGACGGTCAGCAATGACGAGTCGCGCACGTGTTCGATGCGCCCGTCGGCGCTTATGCCGATGCGCGCGGCGCCGTTGACGGCGACGATGATGGTGTGCTCGCCGTCCCTGTCGTCGTCGAAGCTCTCGTAGAGCCGGTACATGAGCAGGTCGGTGTCCACGCCGATGGTGTCGGTGATGACGGTGAGCAGTTGGGGGTAGCTGTCGGTGCCGTAGGGCGCGGTGTCGCCGGCGGGCGGCGTGTCGGGCTGCGTCTTCAACGGCAGGCCGAGTGCGGCGAGGCGGCGCGTGATCTCGCGCATGACGGCCGTGCGCCCGCCGGTCCAGTGGTAGCCGGGTTGCTTGGGGTCGGTCGGCCCCTGGGTGGTGACGCGTTTGAGCAGGGCGAGGTCGCTGGTGGCCTTGAGGCTGATGCGCCATGTGTCGCCCTTGCGGGTGATGGTGCCGCCGGTGTTGAGCCTCCCCCTGAACAGGGTCAGTCCCGCGCCCGTGAAAGGGTCGGCGGGATCGTCGGTCGGCAGGCGCCGGTGGGCGCTCCTCCACTCGTAGCGCTGGGCCTGCCATTGGCCGGCAGCCGCTCCGATGTCGCCCCATGTCAGGGCGTGGGGAAGGCGGATCATGACGCGCATGCCGGCGAGGGTGCGGGGGTTGGCGGCGAGCCGTCCGGTGCGGTCGACGAGCGTGGCGGTCATCACAGACGGGTCGGGGGCCTCCAGGGGGTCGTCGGTGCCCCATTCGATGCCGAACGCGGCGAGGGCGCATGTCTCGCCGTCGTGCGCGGTGACGTTGGTCCAGCCCGCGCCTTGGTCTATCCACATTTCCGGTGTACGCACGTGCGCCTCCTTATGCTCGGCTTGCGGCGTATTCGCGCAGCAGTTTCTGTATGGCGCGGGCGGTGCCCTCGCGGTCGACGACGAGTCCTTCGACGGTGACGTTGACGTTGGTGACCTGAGTGCCGGCCGCGCCGCCGGCGGTGGTCGCGAGCCGGCGGCCGGCCATCGACAGGCGCATGGCGTCGACGCCCTTGTTGGCCCGGTCTATGGCGTTCTCGACGTCGTTGCGGAACCCGGTCTTCAGTCCTTTGGCGAGGCCGTTCATGATGGCCTTGCCGGCGGGCACGAGGAGCTTGCGGTCGTAGGAGAGGGGGCCCTTGTGGTCGGCTATCCAGCTGCCGAGGCCGCCTATCCAGCCGGTGACGTTGTCCCAGGCGCCCTTGAGGCCGCCGAGGAACCCGTCGATGATGGCCTTTCCGGCGTTCTTCAGGAGGTTGCCGACGTTGCCGAGCGCGCCGAGGATGCGGTCGGGTATGCCCCTGAACCAGTCGACGACGCTGTTCCACGTGTTGGTCACGCCGGTCTTGGCGTCCTCGAAGAACTGCTTGATCTTACCGGGGATGGACTTGAAGAAGTTGACGATATTGCTCGCGCACGTGCCTATGAAGCTGGTGAAGCTGCTCCATATCTGCCGGCCCTTGTCGGTCTGGGTGAAGAAGTAGACGAGCGCGGCGGTGACCGCAGCGAGCAGGCTGATGATCAGGATCAGTGGGTTGGCGTTCATGGCGGCGTTCAGGAGCCACTGGGACGCGGCGGCGGCCTTGTTGGCCAAGTCGAGGCCCTTGAGCGCGGTCACGACGGCCTGTATGGTGGTCGCGACCTTGAACACGGCGAACCCGGCGCCGATGCCGATCAGGGCGGTGGCGATGGGCTCGCTGTTCGCGCTCACCCATTCGCCGAACCCGGCCATGGTGGACGCCAGCGACGTGATGACGCCCAGGGCCGTGTTGAACGCGTCGCCGAACATCTTGCCGGCGCCGCTCGCGCCGCCCATGGCCTCGTTGACGGGGAACAGGGCGCCGATGAGGTCGCCCATGGCGCGGCCGAGCTTGCCGGCCGCGTCCCACACGGTCTTGAGGGCCTTTCCGGCTGCCTGGATGCTGGCGGTGTCGCGGAACGCCTGGATGAATTCGCCGGCCTTGCGTTTCACGGTGTCGAAGGTGCTGATGGCGGAGTCGCGCAGGTCGAGCAGCCACGCGACGATCGGGTTGTCCTCCTCGATGTTGAACGCCTCGCGCAGTTCGGTGGTGAAGTTGCCGTTGGCGACCAGTTCGGTGACGCCCTTGAGGGCCTTGGTGGCCCGCGCGCTGAACGATGATATCTTGTCGGCGGCGGCGCTCATGGCGCGGGTGACGGCTGGCTTGAACGTGTCGAAGGCGTCGGTGAGGCCTCCCACGACGGCGGCTTCGAGGTTGCCGAACGCGCCTTCCATGGTGCTGGTCGAGGTCGCGGCCTCCTTGGCCACGTCGGTCATGCCGATGTCCTTGAGGGCCTTGTTGAACTCGTCGGCGGTTATCTGGCCCTTGCTCATGGCGTCGCGGAAGTTGCCGGTGTAGGCCTTGTTCTTGAGCAGGGCCTTCTGGAGCTGGCCGGACGCGCCGGGGATGGCGTCGGCCAGCTGGTTCCAGTTCTCGGTGGTGAGCTTGCCGGCTCCGGCGGTCTGGGTCAGGACCATGGCGACGCTTTTGAACGTGTCGGCGTTGCCGCCGGCGACAGCGTTGAGGTTGCCGGCGGCCTCGGTCAGTCCGGTGTAGTCCTTGACGCCGTTGGCGGCGAGCTGGGCGGTGGTGTTCTGGATCGTGTTCAGGTCGTACACGGTCGCGTCGGCGTAAGCGCGGGTGGCCTTGCGTGCCTTGTCGACGGCCTTGGTGTCCAGGCCGGCGAAGTTCATGGTGTTGACGAACTTGTCGGTCGAGTCGCTCATGTCCATGACGTCGTGGGCGAAGCCCTTGACGGTGTCCCATAGGGCGGTGACGCCCTTGACGGCCATGCCTCCCATGAAGCTGCCGAACGCGCTGGCCTTGGCCTGGGCTTTCTGGAACGCCTTCACGGCGTTGTCGGAGTTGCCCGTGATGCGCACGGACATGACGGCGCTCTTGGCCATTTCTCACACCTCCTCCTCGTGTTCCTCCTGCTCGCGGCGCAGGATCTCCAGCCCGGTGCCCCAGTCCATCTCGCTCGCCTCGCTCCTCCACTGCCACGGCGTGCCGCCGAAGCGCTGGGAGAGGGCGAACGAGAGCAGGCCGAGGCTACCGTCGGGCCAGGCTAGTAGGCCGCCGTAGGGTTTTCGGCCGGGTCCCCCGGCTCGTCCATGTCGATGTCGACGGTGGTGGCAAGCCACCCCTCGTAGGGCTGGTCGGTCTTGCCGGACATGCGGGCCGCCGCGTAGGCGGTGTAGAAAAGGTAGCGCTGGGGGCTGTCGCCCGGGCCTCCCCAGCCGGCGAGCTGGGCGTGCTCCTCGCCCTTGCTGCGGGCGGCGGGGCTGAACGCCAGCGTGTCGACGTGCCCGTCCTGGTAGGTGACGGTGATGGTCTTCTGCTTCTTCGATGCCATGGTTATTGTCCTTTCACTTGGCTCATGACCTTCTTCACATAGGTCTCGTAGAGTTTGGCCCATTCGCCCTCGGTGGAGGCGACGCCGTCGTTGGCGAACAGGCGGGGGCGGATGCCGCGCGCGGGCCACCCGTAGTTGACCACGCCGGCGTACCTGACGGCCTTGCTTCCGGCGCGGATGACGCCGGCCTTCTGCGTCGCGCCCGCGCGCACGCTGCCGGCCAGCCTGCCGGTCCGTCCGACCGGGGTGCGCGAGCGGACGGCGGGAAGGGCCACGCGGGCGGCGGAGGCGTTGACCTCCTTGAGTTCGGCGAGGTCGGCGCCGGCCTTGCGCATGGTCTGCAGGAAGCGTTTCTGGCCCACGATGTAGAGCGCCTTGTCGGCCATGCGTCACACGTCCGAAGTCTCGGCCGTGTAGGCGCTGGCCTTCACGTCGGTGGCCGCGAACTCGAAGTCCTTCTTGTTCTTGGCCTTCACGTCTCCGCCGAACGCGATGGGCGCGATGGTGACCTTCATGTCGAGCTTGAGGCGTCCCTTGAGGTTCGGGATGAACACGGCCGACAGCTGCTCGCCGGCGTGGTCGAGGCAGAACACCTGGGCGCCGCTCATGGTGTAGTCCTCGCCGATGGATCCGCTGAGCGTCCACGTGGTCGTGGTCTCGCCGGCCTCGGTGTGCCCGTCGAGGAACGTGTCGGCGTCCTCGCTGCTGTTGTCCGGCGCGAGTTCGGCCGTGGTCACGTCGAAGTCGAGGTCGTAGGCGGTGTCGCCGTCTCCGATGGTGAGCTTGCCGGGGCCGAGCGTCCTGGTCTTGGTCTGTGTCGCCATGCTGTTTTCTCCTTAGGTTGGTTACATGGGGTTGAGTGTGATGCGGTAGCCGGCCACGCTCCCCGCGCCGTTGGGAAGGTCGACGGTCACGGGGTCGGCCGTGGCCACGTTCAGCGCGCCGGCGATCCGCTGCGCGCAGTCGACCAGGAGCGCCTGCTGGGCGGCCTGGGTGGCGGGCGTGCCGGCCACGATGACGAGCGTCCAGGTCACGTCCGGGTCGTCGGTGTTCCAGGTGGGCCATTCGATGCGGGGCCATTCGATGATGACGCCGGCCTTGCCGGGCAGGGGGCGGGCCTTCGGCAGGCCGTCGCCCACGCCGGACAGCAGGTCGCCGAGCGCGCCGGTGACGGCGGCGGTGATGAGCTGTTTCTGGGATTCGACCGGCCTCATGCGACCACCAGCCCCCCGGTGGGAACGCCGGCGGCGTTGAGCTTGGCCCACACGCCGCGCAGCGGGTCGCTACTCACGCGGAACGGCTGCGTGAGGGTCGGGTCGCCCGCGTCCATCACGCCCAGGCGCGCGTCCCGGCCGTTGTACAGGTCGGCGGCGCAGCTGATGATACAGTCGTCGCGCACCGCGCCGGGCACGCTGTACCCGCCGATGGCCCGCTCGACGTACAGGGCGGCCGTCTCCAGGCTGGCCCTGATGCGCGCGTCGTCGCCGGTGGGCACGTTGACCTCGTCGCGCAGGCGCGCGTCCAGGCGCTCCAGTTCTGAGGCGTCCATCACGCGCCCTCCGGGAACTTGACGGGGATGAGACCGTCGGCGTGGGTCGCGGCCACGGCCATGTAGCCGTAGACGCTGTAGTTCTCGGTGAGCTTGGTCGGGTCGCCGTCGGAAAGCTGGGTCGGGCCGCCCGACTCCCACACGGTCACCGATTCGGGGTCGATGAAGCACGCGGTGCCTTTCGGCGCCTTCGGCAGCATCTGCACGGGCAGGCGCAGGAACCGGCCCGCGATGCCGGTAAGGTCGAAGTCGCCCAGCGTGTCCGACCCATCGCCGGACAAGTCGAAGAAACGGCTGCCGGAGTCCTTGAGCGCGATGAGGGACTTCATCACGTCCTTGCTCACGCCCAGGCGGGTGAGGTTCACGTTGCGGTCGGCCGCGAGCTCGGCCGCGTCGATGATGAGGGAGGCCCACTGGTCGATGGTCATCTTGGCCAGCGCGGCGGGCGCGTCGATCTTGTTCGCGGCCTCTTCGGCGTCCCTCTGCGCGGCGATGGTGCTGTACAGGAACTCGCGCACGGCAGTCTCGGTGGCCTTCGCGTACGCGTTGCGCAGCGCGGCGAGGGCCGTGTTGAGCATGGGCGTGGTCGACCGCTCGATGACCTGCCGGCTCAGTGTCGTGTAGCCGCCGTACGTGTCGATGCTCGCGCTCTTGGTGCCGAACGTCACCTTGCCGAACTGGAGGGCCGCGCCCTCGTTCGCCTGCTTGCCGACGGCGCTGGTGTCGGTGTCGACGACGTTGTACTCCATTGTCATTCCCTTGTCCGGCAGGCTGTCGTGGGTGAGCAGGCTGATGACCTTGCGGCGCTGCTGGATCAGGCGCAGGTCGTCCGCGATCCACGTCGTGAGGTTGCCGGTGTTGCCCGTGGCGATCAGGTCGCGGCATTCGTGCATCAGGACCACGGCAGCCTCGTCGCCCCTGTAGAGCGCCTGGAGGTAGTCGCCGGCCGTGCGGTACTCTCCGCCCACCGTCTTGTGTTCGGGCGTCAGCCCGCTTGCCAGTGCGGCCTTGATGCCCCGCTGCTCGTCCTGGATGGCGGCGAGCCGTTCTTCCAGTTCCTTGTCCATGTCGTCCTCGCTTTCGCTGGTTGGTGTGGTGTTTTCTGTGGTGTTTTCCGGTTTCGAACGGTTTTCCGAGAGGCCGGCGGAGCGCTGGCCCGTGACCTTCGCGGCCTCGTAGGCCGGCCACGACACGACGCTGGTCTCCAGGAGCCTGACGCGCTTGCGGTGCGTGACGCCCTGCTTGTCGGTCTCGGACTCGATGGGCACGAACCCGACGGACAGGCTGTCGAGCGCCCCGTCGCGCAGGAGCGCGGCCACGTCGCGGCCGCGCTGCGTGTCCGAGATGCGCGCCGTGACGTGCAGGCCGTCGTCAAGCGGCTCCGCGTTCGTGATGCGGCCGATGAGCTCGCCGTGCTGGTAGCAGAGTTTGGCCGATTCCACGTCGTCGAACACGCAGTCCCG